AATAAAGCGCCTGCTATATATGTTCACAAATCCGCGTAGGAGGTGAGCGTGTGAAACTCACAAAAAATGGAGTAACCTATGATGTGATGGACGAAATCCAGATCAGCGCATTCCGAAAAAGCGGATACAGGCCTGTGAGCGAGACAGAACCGGAGCAGGGGGAAACCCTTGCTCCTGCTGTTTCGGAAGAATCCACGGATTACAACGACATGCCCGATGAGCAACTTGCCGCCCTTGCCGCCGAAAGGCAAGTTGATGTTGATGGAAAGACGCGGCGGCAGGTTATTAATGCGCTTAAGAAAGCCGAGGTGTAGATTATGGCCTTATCTGAGCTTTCAAAGTTACAGGTTATTCAGAAACGTCAAGAACAGACGGCAAAGAAGCTAAATCCTGAGCCCGAAAATGTACCTATAAAAAAGAAAAAATCAATTTTTGCGCCGGACGATGCGGAGGCGGTGACGGATGAAAAATATATTCCATAAGCATAAAACCAAAGCCGAGTTAAAGCAAAAAATCTCACGGCTCGAAAATGAAAATGGCCGCCTAAAGCAAGAAATTGGAGTGTTAAATAAAAAACTGGACGGCGAAATAATCATGACCCATAGATGCGCCACTTGCGAAAATTGTGTTATACATCAGTGGCCTGGATGGAATTATGATGGCAGCATAACGCTAAATAGCCATACCAGTTGCAAACTTATTAATAAAAACGCTTGCAAGGATTATGTTTATAATTCAAGTCTCGACAAGGCGGGTGATTCAGGATGAACCTACTTGATACCGTCAAAACCCTGCTTGGCATTACGGACGATTTAAAGGATGCTATCTTGACATTATATATCGATATGACGGTGCAGCAAATCCTAAACTATACCAACCGCGCGGAATTACCCGATGGATTGATTTATGTCGCCGCGCAGACGGTAGTTGACATTTACGGCGAGGCCACAAACACAACCGGCACAACCGGCAAGGCTACAAGCATTTCCGAAGCAGGCCGGTCAGTATCGTTCGACACGTCGCTGGCACAAAAGGCGGCAGAAAATAAGCTTGAAGAACGCAAAACTCAACTGAACAGTTTTCGATTGCCGTTCAGACTGACGGGAAGGTGATTATATGGCAGGGTTCGATTTCGGGCAGATTGGTAGTATTATAGGGAATTACATGGATACTGATGAGATTGATATAGGCCGCAGCACGCTTATCACGCTTCCTGATGGCAGCCCAACCGTTACCGACCCCAAAATTCCAATCTACACAAATGTAAAGTGCCACTTGTCTTTCAATTCGACCGATAACCCCGATCCGGTAAGCGTAGGCAGTGTCCCCATAATCATGAGCATCACAATTAACTGCCCGATTGGTGTGGATTTGCAGAATGCGGATTATATCATGGCGCGTAAACTTGCAGCAGATGGAACGGTGCTGGAAGAATATCAAGGTACGATAGGAGCACCCGCAACCAGTCAGAGTAGGCAATCGGCGGTGATGGAAATGCGACAGGCGGTGTGATATGCAAATAACACTATCAATCACAAATGATATGCAAATGAGTGTATTCAGACGGCAGGCAGGACATGACGGCGATCATAATTTCGTTCGCTTCAATGTTCAGAGGCCATCAATACTCAATGGCTATGTTTGCAGAGCAGAATTTTCGGCCGGCGCAACCAATGGGCATGAGTTGGTTGACAACGACACGTTTTTACTGCATTCCAGTTTCACAAAAGCGGGGGCCCTGCATATCCAGCTTGTCTATACGGATGCCAGCAAAGAAATAATAGCCAAAACAAACACCCTGCGCCTGACCATAGGTGGCAGCATAAACGCCGTTAACGAAGTTGACCCTGAATTTAAGGATAGCATATCCCAGCTTGCAGCCGACAGTGTTTCTTCCGGCTCCTATGAAAATAACACTCTTACGCTGTACAACCGTTTAGGCGATACGCGATTTTCGGCTGAAATCGTAGGAGGCGGAGGGACCAGCAATGCTGTTTGGTTGCCTGCTGTTGACACGGCCGGATATATTTCCTGGGAGCGCAGCGAAACGGCTACTGCACCACAAATACGAAATATTATGGGGCCACTTGGTCTGACTGGTCCGCAGGGAAATAAAGGCGAAATCGGACCTGTTGGACCGCAAGGCGAAAAAGGGCCTCAAGGTGCTCAGGGCGAACAGGGACCCGTTGGACCTCAGGGTGCTGCCGGTCCGCAGGGTGAGCAAGGAGTACAGGGCGAACAGGGAGCGCAAGGACCTCAGGGACCTCAAGGACCGCAGGGTGAAAGCTTCGACCCTGCCGACATATTACGGATTGATGCCTTAGAAACATCATTAGCCGCCACTCAAGCCGAAGCAACGGCCAAATGGATAATATTAAACGAGGTTGATAATAGGAGCAGAAACAACACAACAGATATAACAATGTTGCAAAATACCATCGGTACGCTTAACGATGCATTGGCATCCAGATTGGCGGGTGAATCATAATGGACCCATTGTCAGAAAATATCACTCAGGCTATAGCGGATTTTGACAGCATACAGGATGCAATCATTGAAAAGGGCGTGAGCGTTCCGTACGGTACTCCTACAAGCGAATACGGGGATAAAATTAAAGCTATTGAAACAGGCGGGCGCGTTTCGCCCAAGGACGTGAATTTTTACGATTATGACGGAATGCTCCTGCATTCATGGTCACTTGCGGAGGCTCGGGCAGCAACCACGCTCCCTAACGGGTCGGTACATGACAGGCTTGTATTTCAGCAGTGGAATTGGTCGTTATCGGATATCAACGCTTTGATTATGCCAGCAGACGTAGGCGCAACATACACTACAGCAAGCGGAGCAAGTGAGTTTGATATTACGCTTACTATTGTTACGGGATCAGATGTTGCATTGCGGACGACAAATATCAGTGGCGCATTGACTGTCGATTGGGGTGACGGTGAGGTTACAACGTCAGATGCGGTTGGGCTTAATTCTTGGGCCCATAGTTACACTGAAACAGGTAACTACATCATCAGTGTTGACAGCACGGGAACATATTTTCTATCTGGTACCAGCTCATCGCCATACAATATATTTCAAGTCTCACCGTCTTATATTTGCACAGCAGCGCGATTGGGCGATAGGTGTACCACTGTTGCGAATTACATGTTTCGTACTTGCCGTGGTTTAAAAACTATTACTGTACCATCTAGCATAACAGACATCGGTTCCTATCCATTTTATGAATGTTATGGGTTAACGGGCGTTGTTCTGCCATCAAGCTTGAGAAGTCTTCTTAACGTTAACTATCTTTGCTACTCTCTCTATACAGCGAAAAAGATTGTCTTGCCAAATACCATAACAAGCATGCCGCTTGCTGCGCTTCGCTATGCATATAACTTAACAAGTATCACTGTGCCTTCCGGTATAACTAGCATTGCCACTTATGTATTTGCTGATTGCCATAATGTTGTTGAATATATGTTTCACGGAAGTACACCGCCCACACTTAGTAACATAAATGCGTTTAGTAATATTAATGCTTTATGCAAAATAAAAGTCCCGCGGGGCTCACTCGAAGCATACCAAGCAGCTACAAACTGGGCGACCTACGCAGATTATATGGTTGAATGGGGGTCAGGCACATGATTAAAACAGAAACAATCACTATCAACGGCACCAACTACCAACGCACATATTCAGACGCCAACCTTGTAATTGAGCGAGACGGTGCGCGATACGAGGAAGCTATCGATCCAATTGGCAGCGGGCGTGAATACACAGAAACGGGAGCGTTAATAGATGCGGAGGGATTAGATGCCTGACCCATACGAACTAATTGCTACGTCCGTGACATCGGCCCTCGGCATACGGTTGCGTGAGATATTTCCGGACATTACATGGTATAGGGAGACGATACCGGCACAGTTTCTTGTATACCCTCATTTTTTTGTAACGCAACTCAGCGTGAATGCTACCTATGAACGCAGGAATTATCGCATAATTGATTATCTTGCCACAATAAGATACCGTGAGGTCGCTGACCCATCATCAATAACGGGAAGCCTACAAGAACGACTTGACGATACTGGCATAAAATTATTGTCGGAATTGGAGTCTATAACGTGGGGAGATATGCCCGTAACTCTAAGAGACCGATACACAGAAAAGGTCGAGGGGGTACTGCATTTTTTTTGTAATGTATCTGTTATGGCCAAAAAACCAATAGAACTAGGTCCGCTACAAGAACAACTTTCAACGAGCATCAATCGGAGATAAAGCTTGTATCTATGCGGTTTTCATGCTATAATATTTATGTGGGATAGGGTCGCTCCCGACAAGGCGGTTATCCGTACCGCCTTCCCCTAGATTATAAAAACGGACGAATACTGACGGAGGTATTTTTGTTATGCGTAAAATTGATAGGACAGGCGAAATCGGGATAATGTTCAACGGATTACGAGCGACTATTATAGAATATCGCCATTGTGATGATATTGATGTACGGTTTGAGAATGGAGAGTACGTTTCAAACAGGAGATATCAAGAATTTAAGCGCGGCAGCATAAGATGCCCATTGATCGTTAAATCCATTGAAGATTATGCACAAGTGACGAACGTGAATATCAATCCTGCGGTTTCATTTTTAATGGATGCCGAAGACTTACCGTTATTGGGAAACAATTATTGGTGCAAGGAAGCTAGCGGATGTATTTCGCATGGGGCTCCATGCACAAAGCTGCATCGAATCATAATGCGAGCCAAGCCGGATGAGGTTGTAGATCATATCAATCATGACCCAACGGATAACCGAAAGCAGAATTTACGGTTATGCAAGCAAGCTAATAATACTTGCAATCAGCAAATACGTAGCGATAATACAAGCGGATATAAAGGAGTTGGTTGGCGTAAAGACATGCAGAAATGGGGCGCTCATATAGGCTTTGAAAGAAAGCCGATTCACTTAGGTTATTTTGATACACCAGAAGAAGCCGCTATCGCATACAACGCCGCTGCTATGAAGTATCATGGCGAATATGCACACTTGAACGAAATCTAAAACACAATTCAACAGTTAAGCATCTGTCGCATTTGACAGGTGCTTTTATTATGCAGAATCTTAAGGAGGAATGAGTTTGGCGACATTAACAGGGCATGTATCCATTACGGATACAGACTTATTTAGAGACATTATATCCTTGCTTAAGGATTTATCAGAACAAGATGAAACAATTTTGCGGCGATTGGACGAAATATTGTCTAAACACGGCAGAACAGATAAGGAGGAAGAATATGGCACAATGGACCAGTCAGAATAAAATCCGTCCCGGCACATATATCAATTTCACCGCTATAGCCCAGCCAGCAATGACCATAGGCGACCGCGGTATATCAACCATGGCCATACCGTTAAATTGGGGGCCTGAGGATGAATTGATAGATGTATATAGTACGGATATGACCGGCGGCAGCAGCCTTGCCAAAGTAGGCGTAACGGCAGCTGACGCAGATGCAAAATTGCTTACGCTTATGCTATCCGGTTGCTATTTAGCGAAAATTTACAGGTTGAATTCCGGAGGCTCAAAGGCCACGGCAACAAGCGGCGGCTTAACTATAACGGCAAAATACACGGGCACGAAAGGCAATTCGATTACCGTTTCTGTCGTGGAAAATAATCTACTATTTACGGTTGACACTTACGTCGATGGGACCAGAAAACACACTCAAACAGTTTCGGAAATATCCGAGCTTGAAAGCAACGCTTTTGTTGATTTTAGTGGAAGCGGAAGCTTGATCGCCAACGCTGGAATCACCCTGACCGGCGGCTCAAACGGCGCGGTTAACTTAGCAACGGCATACCCAGCATATTTAGCGTTGGCGCGCAAAGCCCACTGGCAGACAATGGCGCTTACCCAGGGCAATGACACCTTCGCCTCACAATTCGCTCAGTTTGCGGACGAGATGCGAAATAACGAGGGTAGATATGTACAAGTAGTAGTTGCCAATTATGACAGCGCAGACTCAATAAGCGTCATTAACAGCGATTGCGGCGTCGTATTATCCGATGGAGCCACAGTAACAGCCGAAGAAGCTACTGCTTGGGTCGCCGGGATTACGGCGGGAGCGGCTATAACTGAATCCAATGGATCAAAGGCATTTCCGAATGCGGTAAGGATACTTAGCGAGCGCACCGATACGGAAATTAAAGAAGCGCTTACTGCAGGGAAGTTTATTCTATCGACGAATATGCGCGGAACCATAAAGGTTGAGAATGATATAAATAGCCTGCATACCATCACATCAAACGAGAGCAGGAGTTGGCGACTTAATCAGGTCGTTCGCGTCATGGATGAAATCGGAACGTCCATAAGGGACACCTGGGAGCAATCCTATCAGCATAAGGTTCAGAATAATTCGCAGGGCCGATTAATGTATAGAGCGGCTATTATTGGTTATATGAACAGCTTGCAGAATCGTGAAGCGATCGACAACTTTTTGGGCGCAGAAGAAGTCAGCGTTGAAAAGGGTGAGGAAGCCGACGCTGTTGTCGCTGATTTGTATGCGCAGCCTATAGCCGCAATGAGCAAGTTATACATGACTGTCACCGTGACGGCGTAAGGAGGGATATAGATGCCATTACAACATGATACAAGGCCGGTTGAAGGCCGGCGCGGCATAATAACCGCTACAATTGGCACAAACATTGAAGAATTGGCCGAAGTTAAAAATCTCACAGCGACATTTACTAAAAATAAATCTTCATACCGCGTACTCGGCGATCCAGCGGATAGGCATAAATCCGCAGGTTGGACTGGTGCCGGTAGTTTTACATATCATTGGGTCACAAGTCGTTGGCAAAAAATGCTCATTGATTATGCGAAAACAGGCGTAGATATATATTTTACGATGGTTGTCACAAATGACGATCCCGGTAGCAGCGCCGGAAGAAATTCTGTTAAATTAGGGCAATGCAATATTGATGGGGGCGATATAGCCTTAATTGATATTGATACTGATATGCTTGAATCTTCGTGTGATTTTACGTTTAGCGAAGTGGATAGTCTGGAAGCTTTCAATGAATTATTTTAGGGGGAAAATATGAGCGATTTACAAGATTTTTTAGCATTACCGGATGTTTCGGATATCACGAAAGAAATTTACATTAATGAGCAATTTGGAACATTCAAAGTTAAGCCAGCGACCGAAGAGCAATGGTCGAATTATCGAAATCGTTGTAGGAGTAAAATAGGCAAAAAGGGCGTGGATTTCAATGTTAGCAAATTCAATCTATTAGTGGTTGCGGGCCATATTATAGAGCCTAATTTTTCAGATGCTGAGTTTCTATCTCAGGTTGGCTGTTCCACTGCTGGTGAATTTATTGCAAGAAAGTTTTTGCCTGGCATAATACAGGACATTGCTGACAAAATTGCCGCCATTAGTGGCTTTGATGCCGAAGATAACGATATTAACGAAAAAATTGAAGAAGCAAAGGACTGATTTCGGAAGATGGCGAAGCGGCGGCTTGTATGTATGCCGTGCTATGCCTTAATTACAAGCCATCTGAATTTGCTGATCTTCCTCAATCAGAGAAGGCATTCATAATGGCCTGCATCGAAAATAAGGTCGAAGCCGAAAAGAAGCGAAAGAGAGAGATGCAGGCCCATACGGCTAAAGCAAAAGGCAGAAGGAGGCATTAATATGGCAACCGTAAAAAGCTCACTTGGATTAACCGACAAAATGTCTCCTGTCTTGTCGGCCATTACAAAGAGCATGAACAGCACCCTGACAGCCATCCGGTCAATCAAAGGAGCCGAACTTGGCCCCGAATTTGCACAAGCCGCTGCCGATGTAAGGCTGGCACAGAACGCAATCGACGATCTTAATGATTCATTAAACCAAGCGGGATCGGCGGCGCAAAAATCAGGCGACGGCTTTACGGTGATGAAAGGCGTTGCCGTGCATGCACTTACAGCAATCGGCAGCGCCATCAAAAGCAATATAACTCAAGGCATAGATAAGGCTTTTGCTCGAATTGATACTATGGAGCAATTCAACCGAACCATGACGGCGTTAACAGGATCATCATCATTGGCCACTGCTTCGCTTGAAAGCGTGCGACAAAGCGTAACTGGTACGGCTTATGGTCTGGATGTGGCCGCAAGTGCCGTTCAAGGATTCGTTACCAGCGGCATGAGTATCGGTACTGCTACAAATCAAATAAGCGCGCTCGCTGACGCCACATCATTTTATGGTAAAGGCACTAACGCGGCACTGGAAAGCGTTTCGGAGGCATGGGCAAAAATAACCACATCCGGAAAAGTTTCGGCCATGGAAATAAGATCGCTTACTTTGGCAGGCATTCCCGTATATAAAATTTATGCGGATGCCGTAGGGAGAAGCGTTGGTGATATTCAGGAGGATTTAAGCGCTGGTACCATTAGCGCCGCGGAATTCCAGCGAACGTTAACCGATGCATTAATGAGTGGAACAGAGCATTTCGTCAGCATAGAAGGTGCCGCAAAAGAAGCCGGTGCCAGCTGGCAGGGTACGTTCGACAATATGGGCGCTGCCATTGCCAGAGGATGGACGAGTATTATCACGGAAATTGACGCCTCACTTTCAGCTGCCGGATTTCCGACCTTGCGTCAAATCATCAAAGAGGTCGGTGTCTCAATGGAGGGATTCCTTAATATGATTGCGGATAATATAGATGTCATTATAGGCTTTGGCGCGGGTATATTATCTGCAGCGGCGGCATGGGGCATCTATACTGCGGCCACATGGCTATCGGTAGCAGCCAACCAGGCGCTGATTGCGTCTCTATTGGCAAATCCCTTTGTGTGGATCGCCGTTGTTATAGGCGTCATTATTTCGCAAATATATAAATGGGTGCAAGCTGTAGGCGGCATAGAAATCGCAATGGCAATAGCAGGAGACAGGACGCGCACAACTCTCGAAAATATCAGCTTGTGGTTTAACACCATGGCTACAAATGTAAACAATCAATGGTCTAAGTTTACGCTGGGCTTCGAAAGAGCAAGCGTTGCCATACAAAATTATATGGGCGACATGAAAGTTAAGGTGCTCAATATTTTGCAGGATATGGTCAACGGTGCGATCGACATTATAAATGGCTTCATCGGCACACTGAACAATATACCTGGCGTCAGCCTTAGCGTGGTGGAGCAGGTTACTTTTGCCGCAACTGCCGCTGCCGAAAATGAAGCCGCAAAACAAACAAGGGCGGCAGGACTGGCAGCAGCCGAAGCAAGCACATCAGCAGCTATTGCAGCGCGAAATGCTGAGCTTGCGACAATGCAATCAGACATTGTGAGATATCAGGCCGCGAGAGAAAGACAGATAACCCGGATGCAGATGGAGGCCAGAGCGGGCGCCGCTACAGCTGTGGGAGGCGAACTTGATCTGTCCGATTACGCTACTGACACTCCCGAAGGTAAGGCCCTTAAAACAAAAACCACTGGCAAGGTAGACATCAACACGGAAGATATTCAAATGCTTCTCGACCTAGCTACCCGTGATTTCCAAGTCACCTATCAGACGCTAACGCCTCAAATAGCCGTAAACGTTGATACCGTGCGGGAAACTGCGGACATAGACCAAATCATAGATACAATAGCAGATTGGACGGCAGAGGCGGCAGAAGCAAGCTTGTATGTGGGGGTGCTGGCGTGATTAGCCTGATTTTCGAGCGAACAGAGGGCTTCATTTCGTTGCCCGTGAGCCCAGAAAGTATAGAGATTAAAATTCCGGGCAGCAACAAAAAAACAGACATAGTAAGCCTTGGCGAAATCGTTGTATTGCGAGAGCCGGGGCTTGCCTCCTTTAACGTATCCAGCTTCTTCCCTGCTGCCGAAAATCCGCAGGGGTACATAAGATTTATAACCAACTGGAGAAAAAGCAAGACTCATGCCCGCTTTATTATTGGTAGCTTGAACATAAATATGCTGGTAGCCATTGAGGATTTTTCTTATGAGCATCGGGCAGGCGAAGAACAAGACATCTATTACACATTGTCATTGACTGAGTATCGGCCTTATGGCGCAGAGATCATGAGCATCGACGTAGAAACAAATACGGCAGCGCCGGTCACTGAAACACGAGTTGATAACAGCGGTGCGGTAGAACAGACATATACGGTTGTCAGCGGCGATAATTTAGGCGCTATTGCCCGGCGGCTATCTGGTAGCTGGGATAATTGGCGAGAGCTGTACGAAGCAAATAAGGCCGTAATAGGGGATAATTATAGCTTGATATATCCAGGACAGATATTGGTGATTCCGCAAGGATGGGTGACGGCGACATGACGTACGAGTTATATTGCACGAATCAGGAGATAGATGACGAGATCAGTACAACAACGAGATTTGATGTTACAACCCTGGCCGGTACTATTACGCACCAAACAACGCTTAATGGTCAGCCTGGGAAGCTTACGGTAACATTGCAACAAGACCCAAATGAGAAGCTTAGAGTGGCCTGTGGGAATATGCTGGAATTTATCGTTGACGGCGCCGGCATCTTCAAGGGATATGTTTTTACCATGGACGGGGAGGAAACAGGAACGTATAAAATTCTCGCATATGACCAAATGCGATACTTAAGAAATAAAGAAATCTACATTACCAGTGAAATGACGGCCAGCAAAATATTTGAGCAAATCTGCGCTGATAATCTGCAAATATCTCAATGGGAGGTTGTGACGCCAACATCACATGTGGCACCGGCGTATTTTCACGAAAACAAGATGCTGTATGAAATCATTAAGTACGGGATTGATCAAGCCATTATTCACGAGAACGATTACTACTTTATTAAGGATGATTTCGGCACATTGCAATTTACGAGTCTATCAAAAGAACTGACGAATTTAATGATAGGCGATGGTTCGCTATTGACCGGCTACACCTATGAGATAAGCATCGATAAGGATACTTACAATGTTATTAAGGGATATGTGGCAGACGAGAAAAAGGGAAGCTTTTCAACATGGATCACGAAACCTGTTGCCAGCCAGGCTCTATGGGGAAAATTGCAGCTGCTTGATAAGGCTCCAGAAGGACTAAATGAGGCTCAGCTTGCAGATAGGGCCGAACAGCTCCTTAAATTGCATAACAGGGAAACCAAAACGCTAAAATTAAACATTGTAGGGCTTGCTGGCCGGGTAACTGATATTCCTAAACTGATAGCTGGGAGCGGTTTTAATTTTCAACTTGAAAGATTGGGAATCAATCAAAACATGTGGGTCACTTCGGCGGTGCACAATTACGAAAAAGACTATCATACTGCGAGCTTGGAGGTGTTCGTTTGACGAATGGAGTTAATAAGCTGCTTAATACAATGTCGAAAATGGGAACCGATACAGTGTCAGAATTATCATATGGCACAGTAACAAGCCTCAATCCGCTGGTAATAACACGGGAAACCGGAGAAAGTAGAACGCCTTTAACGGCGGAATTTTTGGTGTTGTCGAAAATGTGCAAGGAATTCAGAATTATTTCGGCTAAACATTACCACGTAGTGCCATCCGGTAGCACATCGGTTGCCGAGGGTCATCTGCATGGTATACCAACAAGAGATACTGCGAATGCACTAGAGGACTTGCTGATTTGGCCCGGCCTGCGTGTTGGTGAAAAAGTGATACTCTTATCGTTTAGCAGCAGCCAGAAGTTTTTTGTTGAGCGCATGGAAACGCTTGAAAACGAGGTGGGGGCATGATACCTCAGATCGGGTCAGAAACAGGCGTAACCCAAATCAAGGTTGTGCCATATCCGACTTTTACCTATCGGCATACTGATAATCAGATCGTGGGTAATGCAGACGGATTGGAGGCTATGCAGCAGGCGGTATATCATATCTTATCAACCGAGCGATATGCTTATGCGATTTACGACAATAATTATGGTGTGGAGCTGGAAAAATATCAAAAACGTGGTTTCGAGTATTTGGAAGCTACGATTCAGAGCACATTGCAGGATGCGCTTTTTCAGGATGACAGGATAACGGATGTTACAGTAACGAGCGTTGAAAAGACTGGAGCTGATAGTGCTTTGGTTAAATTTACGGTGGCTTGTAGCAAAGGTACATTCGGATCGGAGGTGGTAGTCAATGCCTAGTTTTCAAGCAATATTAACGCGTATGTTGGCGTTGGTTTCTGCCGCGCGAGATAAACGGCAAGGCTCAATCATATACGACACGCTTTCTCCCACTGCCATGGAACTGGCTCAAATGAATATCAATATAGAAATATTTAAGGAACAGACATACCTCTTGACAGCCACCGGCATAAATTTGGAAAATCGTGCTGCTGATCATGGAATCACCCGAAAACAGGCCACCTACGCCGTACGGATTGCAGAAATGATTAATACAGACGGTAACCCTCTTGATTTGCCCGTAGGCAGCCGTTTCAGTGCACCAAATACGGTGGGCTTGAATTTTGTGCTTACGGCCAATACCGAAATGCCAGGCGAGTGTCTTTTGACCTGCGAGACGGCAGGGACAACGGGGAATGCTTATTTGGGCCCGCTATTGCCATTGTTTGTGATTAACAATCTGCGAAGTGCCACTATGACTGGTACATACATACCGGCTGAGGACACCGAAACGGATGCCAATTTGCGCAAGCGTGTACTGGAGCGAATCAATAAAAAGGCTTACGGCGGAAATGTGGCGCAATACAGAGAATGGACGATAGCGATTGAAGGCGTGGGAGAGGTTAAAGTATTTCCGATTTGGGACGGTGGCGGTACCGTCATGCTGTCAATTGTAGATGATGAATATCTGCCTGTTTCGTCGGAGTTTATCGGTGTCGTGCAAACCGAAATGGACCCTATACCAAACAGCGGTGAGGGCTTGGGCACGGCTCCAATCGGCCATAGGGTGACAGTAGTAACGCCGACAAAGGTCAGCATATATATCGTGGCGACCGTGGCATTGAGAGCAGGGTATACGATTGCGCAGTTGCAAAACAACATCAATAGTGCTATAGAGGCGTACTTGCTTGAACTGCGGCAGGAGTGGGGAGAAGCCGGATCGCTATCAGTTTTCTTAGCCCGTATAAACGCGGCCATCATAAGCGTAGAGGGCGTCAATAATGTGACGAATACAACGATCAATGGTTCAGCAGCGGACCTTAATTTGATTCAGACTTCGGCAGTGCAGCAAATACCTGTGTTTGGGAGTGTGACATTGTATGGCGGTTAAGGATTTTTTCAACCTCATCTACAAGGGTAACTTGGACACAGACGCAATTATAGGAGCCGTTCAGCCGGAACTCGATGCGCAATCAAAGGCGATATTGGATAATTTTTATGACACTTTTCCGATTACGGCGACAGAAACCGGCTTGTTGAAGTGGGAAAATATATTAGGCATTGTATCCGACACTATGACGGAATCGCTGGAATTTAGGCGAGGACGTATCATTAACAGGTTGTCAAGCAATATCCCTTACACTGAGCGAACGCTGCAAATCATCATGGATACCATAATGGGCGAGGGCAACTGGTCCTATAATTTGGACTACCGGAATTATAAGCTGGATATTCTCAGCTTGAGGCCGGGCAGAAATTGGTATACCGAAATGTTCGAAACCCTTAAAAAAATAGTGCCCGCAAATATACTATGGACGCTGTATACATATTACGTAATTTGGCGGGTAGTATATGAAACTTATGATACGTGGGGGGATGTGGCAGGCGTGGCGACTCAGAGTCACGACGATTTGTCCGTATACACTCATGCCGAATTAGCGCAGAAAACGCATGCCGAATTGAGAACCAGCACTATTATCACAAAGACGTGGCAAGAGGTTATGGAGGGGATGTAAGATGGCAACTACAACAACTAATTTGGGGTTAACGAAACCGGATGCGGCTGAGAATTATGATGTTGGCGTATTTAATGGCAATGCCGATACTTTGGATGCTGTATATGGGGAGGTTGGCGTGGCCTTAGACGACAGGGTGAAACGAGCAGATTTTGACGAGAGGGCAGCGGTAGTTGATGCGTCCTTGAATTCTATTACGCAAGAAGTGATTAAGCTAACGCCAGAATCAGGTACATGGACGGTGGAACTAAAAGCAACAAGCGGAGCAGTCGGAGGATACAATACAACCAATACCGCAGGTACTTACTTCAAAGTGGGAAAAAAAATATCACTATGGGGGAGGATAGGACTAACCAGTGTTGGGACTTTGGTAGGAGGATTGTACATACCTTTGCCGAGCAGCTTATACTTTAGAGGTGGAAATCCTGTTCCAATTGCGGACATAAGGATTGTCGGCATTACACTTCCAACAGGAATGACTGACTTCTATGTTGTTGTTGTAACTACTGACCAAATAAGAATTGACGCAAAAGGCGGTGGGTCATCCGCACAACTACAAGCCTCATACCTTACGAATACAAGCGACCTTATCTTTTCGATAGATTACTTGGGAGATTAGGAGGAAATTAAATGGAAGCAAAAACAAAAGTTAAGCTAGATAGTATTATGGATGATGGCTGCTTATCTGTCGTCACCATAACATATATTAATTACAATGGCATCGAAATTGAGGTCGGAAGACATCTTGATGGCCTTACACCGCTAGACCTAGAAAAAGCCGAAAAGATTTTACCATCTGAACTTTTGACGGTCGTAAAAGCATTGTGGACAGATGATTTAAAAACAGCCTATCAAAATAAGCTTGCCGATTGGCTTTTGGCAAGCGAATAATCTTTCGCATTATTGCCCTATTACGAACTAACCAACAGGCAGTTTAACGGCTGTTATTTTTATGCAAAACGCACAAAGGGGATGATAATTTGAAACAGCAATGGCTCATGATCAGGAGGCACGCAAATGGCAAAGTTTAATTTTATTGACATCTCGCTATCCACCAGGGCCGACATTACGGACGTTAGGGATAATTTCGACAAGGTTGAAGCCTTGGGACTTACGGTGGCGTCATTGACCGAGCACATAACTGACGCAATGCCGCATATTGCGACGGATGCAAGCGGCATAAGGTATAGATATGGTTTTAAACCGGCTACGGTCAACGGCGGTCTGACGGTGGCATTTATTTATGAGGCGGTGTGATTATGGCAAGTCAGATTAATTTAGCGGACAAGGAAACGCTGGATACGGTTAATGCCAATGTATCGACGGTTAAAACTGATGTTGGCACGGTCAATACAAACATCGGAGCAAAAGCGGATACCGCAGCGACAGCGGTCAATACAACGAATTCTGTATTTTCCAATATAAAAGGAATCTTGACAAAAGCGTTGCTGGTTGGTGCCAATACGGACGCGGCGGGGACCACTACGATTTTTGCAAGGTTGAATCAAATATATACTTACTTAACAACGTATTTATCTTCAACAATTTCTGGATACATTAATACCATCAACAATAATATCGGCTCATCTGTAGACGCTGCCAATAGCAGCGGTACAACGTTATTCGCGCTGATTAAATATGTGGTTAACATGGCAGGGCTTGGGGCCAGAGTGGCTATATATTCTACTTCTGGTACCTTCACTTGGACAAAACCCAATGCCACAGTCACCGCAGTCGAAGTAATTGTAATAGGCGGTGGTGGTGGTGGTGCGGCGGCTTTTACTGGTGGTTATGGCGGCCTTGCGGGTACTGCGGGAATCATTAGAACCGCAATAATAGACGTTTCGAGCTTGAGCTCTGTAATAGTGACCGTGGGAACTCCGGGGACTGGAGGAGTAGGCATGGGCGCGGTTGGTACAAACGGAACAGCCTCGTCTTTTGGCAGCTACCTCAAAAGCGTAGGCGGTGCAGGAGCAACAAGTAATAGTGGCACAACGTACGGCCAAAATGGCGGAGACGGTTATAGCTCTATTAAGTTAGCTGGCGATGGTCACAGCAGTAGTAGTTACAGTGGTGGTACGGGCGGAGAGGGTTATGGAGCGGGAGGCGGTGGGAGCGCCTACAATAGTAGCGGATCATATGGTGGCAATGGAGCGCGCGGACTCGTTATTGTCAAATATTAAGAAAAAGAAAGCGCCTAACCGGCGTTATTTTTACGCAAAGGGAGTGAGCAAAACGAAAATCTTCATTGATGCCGGCCACAATGACAGCGGATGGAATACCGGAGCTGTGGGCAACGGCCTGAAAGAGCAAGATATCACGTTTGCGGTAGCCAAAAAATTAAACGATCTGTTAACAGCGCGGGGCCTGGCAACCAAACTGTCGCGGCCTACAAAAGAAACCAATCTAGGTACGGATAACAATTCCGCAATCAACGCCCGTTATACCATGGCAAACGAATGGGGTGCGGATTATTTTATCAGCATCCATTGCAATGCCGGAGGTGGCACCGGAACAGAAGCACTATACTATAAATCTGATTCGCTTAATTACGCTACTACAATACAGGATGCGTTTATTAAGGCCATGAAGCTGCGAGATAGAGGTATCAAGTACAGGAACAACATAGGGGTTATCATGCATACCAAAATGCCAGCTATCTTGATAGAGTTGGCATTTATTGATACTGGAGCAGACGCGTTAGTATTGGTCAATAAACAGGACGATATGGCGGCGGCTTTGGCAGCTGGATTTTACGAATTATTAGGAATGGAGGCCGAGGAAGTGACCCAGGAACAGTTTGAAAGTATGTACGCGAAAATGATAGCTAAGGGAAAAGGCGACAATCCGAGCACATGGGCGAAAAAGATATGCGAAGCTGCTAAGGACGCAGGAATATTTGAAGGCGATGGCAGTGGGAATTACAACTGGCAGGACCCGATAACGCGTGAGGCGTTGGCGTCGGTCCTGAAGAATGCAAAACTATTTTAGATGTTAACGCGTAGGCGTAGCATAAATATTATTTTTAAAGGAGAAATGGAAAATGGCTTATTTTTATCTTGACAAGTACCAAATCTTACACGGTTCCAAGAACGTAGACACAGCAATCAAGTTTTCAGGCAACAACAAAGCAATCGACAAAGACATCCCTGTTCGTGGTGGATATCCTTTCCTTGATGGCGTTGAGCTTGTCATGGAATCCGCTGACAAAATCTATGTTGAGGGCAACAGCAAGATCGACAAAGATGGCAAGGTACAAGGCAAGGCAGTAGACAGCGCTCAGTATCCTGCACTGAAAAGCCTATACGAGGAATTGCTTAAGGGTTAATCTGTCAAAGGGCCGGCTTATTCCGGCCCTATTTCCCAAAATTAAAGGAGAAAATATATGACAAATTTTAAGGAATGGTTCAAGGCTGCCGGCATGAGAGCGATCAAGACGGTTGCGCAAACCGCAATCGCTACAGTAGGGACCTCCGCTCTCATTGCAGACGTAAACTGGACGATGGTAATATCGGCATCTGTTTTGGCGGGGGCGTTGTCTCTCTTGACGTCGATTGCAGGGTTGCCGGAGCTGGGATAAGTGAAAATATAATTTGAGTAGGCGATTAAATGACAATCGAATTAGCATTGATTTTTGCCGCTGCATCCTGTATGATTGGCGTGGCGGGATTTATAGGGGGGAAGCAATCAGTTGCCAAAACTGATGGCGTATGGAAAGGGCAGTTAGACACAAACGTAGAACATATCAAGGATGACCTCAAGGAAATCAAGGCAACTATGTCGGTAACACAAACCGCCACTGACAATGCAATGGAAAAAATGCGCAAGGATTACAAAGAGAGCGTATCTAATGTGCATGATCGTCTTGATAGCCATTTGCGAGAAGACCATGGTATGGTTGTTCCGCAGCGCCGAAAATTAACATAAGGAGGTAAATATGGAAGATATTACCCAGAAAATTGAGGAAGTTGAGAAAGACGTTCAATATTTTGACAAATTAATAGACGGAGCAGAGAGGCTGGTTAAACCCTGGAGGCTCTCCTTAATTGTCACTAATTTGTTTTGGGCTATCGTTTTTGCAATCTTTATCACACTTGCATATTTATCGCCATCTGAAATAGACGTACAACAAAATCAAGGTGCTACAGAACAAAAACAGGAGCAGTCCGTGAAGGGGGCTAATTGATGGCGCAGTCCCAAAGGGTTAGAATAAAAACCGGCGCCAAGACTCCGAAAAAACCTAAAGCGCCAAAAGTCTCTAGAAAATCAAAGAAAAAGTAAGGCGGGTGACGCCTTGAAGTTGGAGCATCGAATAATTCGTGAAATGATTGGCAAAATGCCAGTTCCGGCGGCGAAGGAAATATTGAGAGCAAATTTACCGGAACGAGAATACGAATCAATCTATTTAAGCGATGTAGAACAGTGGGACTTGTTTCAAATAGCAGATAAATTACATTGTACTGATAGTAACGTAAAAAAGATAAGGCGGTCAGGTTATGAAAAACTGGCCGCTATTTATTTTCCAAAAAAGAATATGTTTATACTTTAAAGGCGCTTTCGCTGGACTTCTTTTGTCCAACGGGAGCGCCTTTTTTGTTTACAATTAAATCAATAAAGATACGAACGAATTGGGGGCTGGATATGCTCGATAAAATGGATAATGCCCTTATGGATTTAACGAAAATGGCCATAGAAATGGTGGACGACGCCAAGAAAAAAGACACGTTTAACAAGGATTTCGCTGAAGCTGTTTGCATTATTTTTTCAATGGCCTACGGGAGGTTTGGAAATGATAAGTAGCTTAATTGTACCTCCGAAATCAAAGAGTTCCGAGTCCGTGACCTCAGTACCCTCTACAGCTGTTCAGAATTGCGCCAGGCTGTTTATCGGCAGCATGGGCGATAATCAACGCGAACGGTTCAAAAAGATGCTACAGAGCGGCGTACAGTGTGGAGAGAGCATAGCGAAATCATATGGTGTCCCGCTTAACGAATTTATTGCGGAAGTGGAAAAAATCATATAGTTTGCTCCCGGCTTTGTCGGTTGCGATATAGGGCTATGGGTGTATTGACACACCTCAATATACCTGTGGCCCAAAATAATTTATAAGGGTGTGATTATAGATGGCCGATTATTTTAGCCCGGATAGCAATCCCTATCCATATGGATATCAAAAGCAATACCCCGCAAGGGTTATCAGCGGAGATCGGATTTTAGAGCTTAATGGAGAGCGGCAGCAAACGCTTATAGGGCATACGTTGCCATATTGTAATGAACTCGAATCCGCGCTGAATGAGGCGGTCTCAAAGGCCGAGAAGTTTTATGACCGGCTTGTTGAATTGGGCGACATCGTACCTCCCAAATCTGCGGAGGAATTGCTACAAGAGCAGGCAGCGCAACAGCAGGAAATAAACGCAACTCTGTTATCAACCATACAAAAATTATCCGACAAAATAGATCGGATGGAAAGGGAGGATAGTGATGCCGGACTTAACACAAGTAGCACTGACAGCGGCAAGAGCATTCAATCCGGAGCTGGCAGACCGAGCCGAAAAGGAACTAAAGAAATATCCGAAAACTAAAGAGGGGCTACAGCAAGTAATCGCCGAATATGGAGGAATGGCATTCGTGGACAGCGCGGTTGATTTTGCCACGAAAGCTCCAAAGGTAAAGGCTCTATTCGATAAATTCAAGGTAAATCCGAAAACCCTAAAAGACAATGTCATGAAGGAGTTGCAGACTGGCAATCAGCCAGCCGATACCAAGCAAAAAAACGAGAATTCCGCGTCGTCTTCCCTGGAAAGATTGAAAAAACTTAGATAGAACCGCCATAGCGGCGTGACTATATATAATATTTCACGAAAGGAGAAAATTATGGCTTCATATGACGTTAATAACGACATCGTAGGTGGCGGCGGTTTCGGTGGTTTTGGCGGATTTGGCGGCGGTTGTGGACTGCTTGTAGTCCTGTTGATTCTGTTCGCGGTATTTAGCGGCGGCGGTTTGTTTGGACGCGGTGAGTGTGGACACGGCAGAGATCACGACAGAGATTTCGATGAATTGCGTAGCCGGTTCACCAATCCCTGCAACTGCGTAAGCAACTGCCAAATTGATAAAGACGTTGTTACCTCCCGCGACGCCGGTATTTTGGAGCAGCACAAGATTCTTGAACAGAACCTTGAGCGCAAACTGATTGAGCGCGACATGATTATTCAAGAGCAAAAGAACCAGTTGTTTG